AGATAGGCAGCTCAGGCGACTCCGCGCAGATAGGCAGCTCAGGCAACAACGCGAAGATAGGCAGCTCAGGCGACTCCGCGCAGATAGGCAGCTCAGGCAACTCCGCGCAGATAGGCAGCTCAGGCTACTCCGCGCAGATAGGCAGCTCAGGCGACTCCGCGCAGATAGGCAGCTCAGGCTACTCCGCGCAGATAGGCAGCTCAGGCTACTCCGCGCAGATTGATGTTTCGGGTAACGGCAGTGTGGGCGCTGCTGTTGGCATCGGCAGCGTTATAAAAGGCGCAGTCGGCAATTGGATAACGCTTGCGGAGTGGGTATACGACAACGATAAGCAGCGCCATATCCCGGTTTGCGTTAAATCAGCACAGATTGACGGCGAAATAATAAAGGCTGATACATGGTATAAACTCTCGGGCGGCGAATTTATCGAGGTGGACGATGAATAAATACACGATCATCATAGCGCAGGTGTGCGCGATTCTGCTGGCGCTGATAGTCATGATACTGCTTGCCCTTGATAAAGGGGGCAGCAAAGCCGACGCGGACGGTGTACCGCCTGAGGTTGATACGGACGGATTGTGCGTAGTGGAAGTGGCAGAGCCTGAGTACGAGATGTACTTTACCGAGGCCGACGTGGTAGCCCTTGCGCAGATGCTATATGGCGAGGCTCGTGGCTGCACGGTAGACAATCAGATGAAATGCGTGTGGTGCGTACTTAACCGCGTGGATGATGTGCGCTTTCCCGATACCATTATCGGCGTTGTGTCCGCGCCGGGGCAGTTTCACGGTTATAGCCCCGATTTCCCCGTATGGGACAACCTGTATGCCGTTGCAGAAGATGTGCTCACGCGCTGGAGCATGGAGAAGCAGGGCGCGGACGTGGCAAGGGAGCTGCCTGATACATACTGCTGGTTCACCGGCAACGGCTCGGAAAATGTGTTCAGGGGGGTGTACTGATGGACGAGGTCGATAAAGCGATTGAACGCTTAAAGCTTGGAAGCGATATGTCGCTGAGATACTACGGCAAACCGTTGATGATTACATACTCGGGTGGAAAAGACAGCGAAGTTCTCGCCGATTTGGCTATCAAGGCGAAAATACCTATCGAGATAGTCAATAGCCACACTACGGCAGATGCGCCGCCCACGGTTTACCACATTCGCAACCAATTCAAAAAATGGGAAAACGACGGCATTGACTGTAAAATCGTTTATCCGAAATACAAGGGGCATTCAACATCTATGTGGGCACTAATCCCCATCAAGAAGATGCCTCCGACACGCCTTACCCGTTATTGCTGCGCAGTGCTGAAAGAAACGACCGGCAATGGACGCATGATAGCAACAGGTGTGCGATGGGCTGAAAGTGTAGCTCGCGCGAAAAACCGCAGCCAGTTTGAAGTTTTTACTGCGAAGCGGCAAAACAAGATACTGCTGTCAGACAATGACGACAAGCGGCAGCTATTTGAAACTTGCACACTCAAGGCGAAGCGAGTTGTTAATCCTATAATCGACTGGACTGACAATGATATTTGGGAATATGCAAAGAGCGAAAAGCTGTGCCTAAATCCCCTATACGATTGTGGATTTGAGCGTGTCGGCTGTATTGGCTGCCCGCTGGCGAGCAAAAGTCGAGCGAAAGAGTTTGCGGCATTTCCTAAATACCGTGATATGTACATTTCGGCATTCGCTCGGATGCTCGAAGTCCGAAAAGCCGAGAGCAAGAAAGCCGGCCGCCCCGACGCATGGGAAAGCCCGATAGATGTTTATCATTGGTGGATGGAAGATGGCGTTTTGCCGGGGCAAATTGAGATGGAGGACATACTGAATGAAAGTCTTGATAGCCTGTGAGGAGAGCCAGACGGTGTGCAAGGCTTTCCGCGCAAAGGGGCATGAGGCGTATAGTTGCGACATAGTTTTATCGGTTTTCCGATTTTGGCAAGACCGTATTCCTGACCCGCGAGGAAGCGGAGAAAGCATTGGAGGCAAGGAAAGATGGCGACAAAACTGATCTGTGACCGCTGCGGCGCGGAGATAAACCCAAAGAGCTCCGTGATCTACGCAGGAACGCGGCGGTTTAAAATGGAAATAAACGACGACGACTACGAGCTGTGCGTTTCGTGCGCACACAAGCTGCGTGCGTGGCTTAGCGGAAAGGAGAATGACGATGACTAAACCATGCTATGGAAAATGTGACCGCTGTGTGTGGAAATACAACGGCGGCTGTTCGGAATGGAGGATTAGCAATGCCATTAGTTAAGAGAAAAATTTTCATCTGCGATCACTGCGGAGCAATCAAACTGGCTGAACGATATGATTGCAGCTTTAGCTATACGCTACCGTATGGATGGGGTGAATTTGGTCGAAACCATCTGTGCCCGAGTTGCTACACAGCGTGGGGAAACCTGAAAAATCAGGCAGAAAGCGAGGGCGACAATGGCTGAATACATAGACAGGAACGCTTTCCTTTGGAATTATTGCAAGTATTGTGGAAAACGCATTGAAGTCGGTGAAAAGTGCTACGGTTTGCCGACGGGAGAAAGCGTTTGTGCAAGTTGTTGCGTTGAAGAAAATGAATTGCGGGAGGAGAATGACAATGGCTGAATACATAGATCGTGAAGCGCTGTTACATGACATCGAGCAATCGGTGGTATACACGGTAAGAGAAAAAATAACGAGCGCAGAAATGCGAGGCGCTCACAAAGTTATCGAGCGCATTAAGTGTGCGCCTGCTGTCGAGCCTATTTATATTCACGAACCGACAAAAAGCGAGTTTAAGCGCATGGCGGTACAGCAGGGCTATGCGCCGGTGGCGCATGGGCGGTGGGATGACATAGTGGGCAAGCGCTTGAATGGGAAAAATAAAAAGGAGGACTGACAAAAATGGGAGCAAGACGAATTTCTAACGCGACGAACGAGAAGATAATTGCGCTTATGTCGATGGGCAAGACAGGCGAACAGGCGGCGTTTGCGGTCGGCGCGAGCGGGAGCTACTGCAACAAACTGTACACTGTGGTAAAGCACATTGCCAATGAGCGGTGGGACGAGTTAATAGAATATTCTCGGTCTGCGACAACCGGCGGGGCGATTGTCTGGGCTTGCGAATACCTCAATACGCAACTGCCGCAAGAAGTCGCGGAGGCTATTGAGGCGGTACGGCATCGCAGAGCAACGCCCAAAGCGGCAGAAGCAGCGCCGCAGCCCAAACCGCCAGCAGAGCCGATTGACAACACGGCGACGGCAATCATCAAACTGCTTGAAAAGCTCGATGAGGCAGTGAACACCATAACCGAAGCTGCTGACGATATATGCCAGACGATAACGACGGCGCGAAAGCTCAACGAGGACTGCATAAACGCAAACTTCGATGTGCTGACGGCTACACTCCGTGACGGCGTTGAAAGCGTTAAAACGACGATAAGAAAGGGACAAAAATGACACGCGGGGAATATATGCGCAAGGCGCGATTGGATGCAGGGTTAAGCATCGTGCGGCTGGTCGAAATATCCGGCATAGCCCAAACCACGATAAGCCTGCTTGAACGCAAATCACTACGCGGCGGCTGGATAGATACAATAGAAATCCTTGCCGATGCACTCGGACTGAGTATCGACGAATACGTAGGCCATAAGGTGGTGACTAAGCATGGGTAAGCAATCAGCATTTGCAAAGGCCGTGCAGCGCGAAGTAGATATCCAGCTGCGGCTATACGGCAGAAACCGCATGCAGCTTGCCGAAGATGCCGCGTTTATGGCCGCTAATGAAGTGCTGGGCTTGGGCGCAGGACGCGCCCGGGCGTTTGGCGAGGCGTTTGTTAAATATGCAAACGAAATCGCTGAATTAGTGGTGGAAGACAGCAAGGCCGATGACAGCATCGAGTATGCGAAGGTCACGCTTGACCGCAGAATCAAAGAAATAGTGGGCGAGGATAACTTCTCGCCATTCGATGAAAGGTATGGACATGACTGAAGCATTCAACATCGACTGTATGGAATACATGAAAACATTGCCCGACAATGCCTTTGAACTTGCTGTTGTTGACCCGCCATACGGCGACGGCATGGGATCGTTCAAACGAGCAGGCAAGAGCCGTTTTGGGGGACGATTTGACCGTTACAAGGGGGGAAAATCATAGCGTGGGACATTGCCCCGAAGGAAGAGTATTTTACAGAACTTTTTCGTGTCTCACGCAACCAAATTATTTGGGGCGGCAATTATTTTGCCCTACCGCCGACAAGGTGCTTCCTGATACTCCGGAAAACAAACATTCCCGAAAATTTCTCAATGGCAATGTGTGAATACGCATGGACAAGCTTCAACGATAATGCAAAGGTGATTGACATCAATATGCAAAATCAAATCGGACGATTTCACCCAACACAGAAGCCCGTGAAGTTATATGAGTGGATATATAGTTGTTACGCAAAAGAGGGTGACAAGATACTTGATACGCATATGGGCAGCGGCTCAAGCAGGATAGCCGCTTACAATATGGGCTTTGACTATGTGGGATGTGAAATTGATAAGGATTACTTCGAAAAAGAGGAAGAACGCTTCAGAGAACACTCCATGCAGATAAATCTATTTTTAGGAGGATGAAATGCCAAAAAACGTAGGCTGGGAAGCCAAAAGCAACCACGACGGCAGCTACACTGTCTTTGTAAACGGCAAAGGCTATCACTGTGCCAACACATATGAAGTGCTTCGCTTGTTAGAAGACACCGGAGAAAAATCCGAATATCAGGCAAAAAACGCGCAAGGGCGGTAAAGACATTTACAACTAAAAAAATGTTGGAGGTATCGCGGAACATGATAATTCAAAGTCAGTGCGAAATGATGCTAAATCACATGCGCGAACACGGCAGCATAACAAGCCGCGAGGCCATGTATGACTACGGCATAGGCAGGGCATCCGGGCGCGTGTTTGATCTTCGCAAGCGCGGCTATGACGTTGAAACAACGATGGAGACCGGACTTAACCGTTACGGCATCCCGACACGGTACGCGAGGTACACGCTGCATGAGGGGCGCTGACGGATATTATGACAGCCGGGCAAAATGCCCGTTTTGGTCAAAAGGCTCGGCGCGTGAGAACAAGATTTTTTGCGAAGGCCCATGCGGTGACGCAAGATTGCAGCTGTGGTTTAAAGGCGACGAGCAGAAACGCCGGGTGTATGTGTCCAAATACTGCTGCACACAGTACGCACAATGCCCGGTCTACAAGATCACATTAGCGGAAAAATACTAAAGGGTAGCGCATTAAGCGTTACCCTTGTTTTTTTATGTGCAGCAAAAAAGTGGGCAAGGTGGGGCTGATTAATGCAGCGCCACCTACATTATTATAAAGGCATGAGCAAATGGGATGATATCAAAACTGAATATATTACTACCGACATAGGCACAAGGCCGCTTGCCGAGAAACACAACGTTTCTTACAGCACATTGCGAAAACGTGCTGAGCGTGAAAAATGGGCGCAGAAGCGGACGCAGTATAGCGCGGCCAAGGGCGCAGACCGTATCAAAGCACAGCTGGAAATTGACTATCAGGAATATAAAAGCCTGTTAGAAGCTGCTGGGCTGCTGTCAAGCAAGCTATGCAGCGCTGTAGCACAGTTAACGGATGCGGATATTATCAAGGATAAACGCGGCCTGAAAAGCCTTACAGGCGCAATGAAAGACCTTGCGGAAATCCAGGGTGTTAAATCCGATGCCGATAAACGCGAGCAGGAAGCGCGCATTAAAAACCTTGAACGCCAGGCAGCAGGAGAAGCACAGCCTGAGCCGGTGCGCGTTATCATTGCCGGTGCCGATGATTTCTGCGGTAAATAACCATGCCGGAATATAAAATCGACTACCTAAGCCCTACACAACAGGAATTTTTAAAGGATAGGGCGCATGTTGTGTTTTTCGGCGGCGCACGCGGCGGCGGCAAAAGCTTCGTCGTGCGCGTCTCGGCGGTGCTGTACTGCTTCAAGTTTCCGGGGATAACATGCATGATCGTGCGTAAAACATACCCGGAATTGCAGGAAAACCACATAGTACCTCTGACACGCGATCTGCATTGCTATGATGCTGATAAATCACAGCGCATGGCGAGCTATAACGATCAGAAGAAGGTCATTACATTCCCGAACGGCAGCAGAATATTGTTTAGGTACTGCGATACCGACAAGGATGCAGAACGCTTTCAGGGCACAGAAACGGATATTCTGTTTTTGGACGAAGGTACCCACCAAACCGAAGAACGGTTTAGGAAGCTCTCGGCCTGCGTGCGTGGCGCGAATGATTTCCCACGGCGGATATATGTTACATGTAACCCCGGCGGTGTGGGTCACAGTTGGGTGAAACGGCTGGCGATAGACCGCGCCTATACCGATGGGGAGAACCCGGAGGACTATTCATTCATTCAAAGCAAGGTCACGGATAACAAGCCGCTGATGGATGCAGACCCCGACTATATAAAAAAGCTTGAAGCCCTGCCGCCTAAGCTGCGTAAGGCGTGGTTGGAGGGCGAATGGGATATATTCGACGGCGCATTCTTTGAAGATTTCAGAACGCGCCCGGATGCGCAACTGTGCGCAAAGGCGGGGATAACGCCGGAAGAAGCTATAGCACAGCGCAGATTTACGCATGTTATACCGGCGTTTGACCTGAACGAAGGCGCGGCGCGTGGCTGGACGATATACAGGTCATACGACTTCGGCTATAACAAGCCATTCAGCTGCGCATGGTGGGCTATCGACTATGACGGCGTACTGTATCGCGTTTTGGAGCTGTACGGCTGCACAGATACGCCTAACGAAGGTGTCAAGTGGACTCCCGACGAGCAGTTTAAGCGCATCCGCGAGACGGAGCAGACGCACCCATGGTTTAAAGGGCGCAAGATACTTGGTGTTGCTGACCCGTCAATATGGGATGTGTCGCGCGGCGTGTCGGTCGCGGAGACCGCCGAGAAATACGGTGTGTACTTCGACCCCGGCGACAACAAGCGGCTTGCAGGCTGGATGCAATGCCATTATCGGCTGCAATTTGACGATAACGGTTATCCGCGCATGTATGTATTCGACAACTGCAAGGCGTTTATCCGCACTATACCGCTGCTGATGTACGACGAACATAAACCGGAAGATCTGGACACGTCGATGGAAGATCATTGCTTGACAGGCGACACATTGGTACTAACCGGCAACGGTTACAAGCCAATTGAAAGCCTTGTTGATACATGCGGTACCGTGCTTTCACATGACGGGCAATATCACAGATACAACGATGTACGCCTTACAAGGGAAAATACCCATATATTAAAAATAACATTAGAAGACGGAACAACGGTTAAATGCACTGATGACCATAGGCTTATGCTGGCAAATGGCGAATGGAAAACTGCAGGCGAGCTTGTGGCAGGTGAGGAGGTAATGACGATTGAATGTGCAGGTCATAAGCGACACGATACAGAAGTTTAATGGTTTTTCGTACTATCTTTGCGGCGCGTATTATCAGCGAAAAGGAAAGCGACTACATAGAACGGTATGGGAATACCACAACGGCGAAATCCCCAAAGGATATCATGTGCATCATATAGACGGTGACAGAGCGAATAACCAGATAAGCAATCTTGCTCTGCTTAAAGGACATGACCATTTGAGCGGACATATGTCATCGCCTGAGCGAAAAGAACAATCGCGTGAATGCATAAAAGAGGCAGTAAAAGCTGCTGCACAGTGGCATGGAAGCGAACAGGGAAATAAGTGGCATTCTGAGCATATGCACGAATATTGGCGTAAAGCGCCTTTAAGGACATACATATGCGATAACTGCAAAAAGGAATATCAAAGTAAGGCGGTTCGATATATCGGCAATCACTTTTGCTGTAACAACTGTAAAGCTGCGTTCCGGCGGAAGAGGCAAAAGAATGAAAATAAAGAAAATTGAGAGAGTAGGAAAAGCCGATGTTTACAACATGGAAGTCGAGGGCACACACAGTTTCGTGATACAGGGCGGCATTGTCAGGCACAACTGCTCCGATGAATGGCGTTATATGTGTATGGCAAGACCGATAAGCCCGATAATACCTCAAAAACCGAAAGTTATATTGTCAGACCCACTGAACCAATACAAAAAGGATGGATACAAAGCAAATGGATATCACTAAGGACACTATACGAGCAGACGGCAGCAAAGCGCCCGAGCTTGGCAGCGTTGAAACTGCGGCGCAGATGCTTGGCATAAAACCCATTGGGGAACAGCAGATACAGGATTTGATGCAGATACTAAACAAATATCGCGCCGGGAAGAAGTCGGTCGATAGCCGTATCATCGCATCGGAAAACTGGTGGAAGCTGCGAAACGATGTTGAAGAAGACAAGGACGGCCACGCAAAGCCGGGCTTTCGTAGCAAAAGCGGCTGGCTGCATAACGTTATCACCAACAAACACGCCGACTCAATGGATGCCTACCCCGAGCCTAACATACTGCCGAGGGAACAGGGCGATAAAGCAGAGGCGGCTATGCTGTCTAAAATAATCCCTGTTGTGCTGGAAAAAAACCAGTTTGAGGCCACCTATAGCAAAGTTATGTGGTCAAAGCTGAAGACCGGCACAGGCGTGTACAAGGTCATATGGGACAAGAACAAAATGAACGGCTTGGGCGATATCGATGTGCGCAAGTGCAACATCCTTAATTTGTTTTGGGAGCCGGGAGTCGAGGATATACAGCAGTCAAAGTATTTTTTTGAGGTCGATTTTCAGGACGAAACCGAAGTCCGAGCCATGTTCCCGGCTGAGCTGCCGGAGGGCAAGAATATACCGCATGATTTTATAACCAGCAAATACAGATACGATGACCATGTAGACACTACGGACAAAGTGCCTGTTATCAGTGCGTACTATCACAAAAACGGTGTGCTGCACTACATACTGTTTGTTCCGGGCACGGTGCTTTACGCGACGGAAAATGACCCTGACCGTGCAATGACCGGCTGGTATGACCACAGCAAATACCCGTATGTGTTTGACACGCTGTTTCCCATTGAAGGCAGCCCATGCGGATACGGCTATGTAGACCTGTGCAAAGCGCCGCAGACGGAAATTGACCTGATGAAAACGGCGTATGTGGAAAATGCAATGGTCGGCGCAAAACCCAGGTACTTTAAGAAAGCCAACTGCGGCGTGAATGTTGAGCAGTTTACGAACCTGAATGAAACCATCATAAACGTCGAAGGCAGCTTAAACGACGATAACCTAAAGCCTGTTACGCACGATAACCTTGACGGCAACTATATAAGCATGCTGCAGCTTAGCATCAACGAATTGCGCGAAACCAGCGGCAACACAGAAACCGCAACAGGCACGACAAGCAGCGGAGTAACGGCTGCAAGCGCAATAGCGGCATTGCAGGAAGCCAGCGGCAAAGGCAGCAGAGACAGCACCAAGGCAAGCTACAGGGCATACAGCGAATTAAACTATCTTGTCATAGAGCTGATAAGGCAGTTTTACGATGCGCCGCGTCAGTTCCGCATTCTGGGCGACGGCGGCGAGGAATTGTTCTTAAGCTATTCCAACGAGCACATAAAGCCGCAGACACAGATGTTTGCCGGATACGATATCGGGCAGCGTGTGCCGGAGTTTGATATCAATGTCGTTCCGCAGAAGCGCACGGCATACACCAAGATGTCAAATAATGAATTGGCTTTGCAGTTTTATAACCTCGGCTTTTTCAATCCGCAGCAGACAGACCAGGCGCTTGCATGCCTTACGATGATGGATTTTGACAGCATCGACAACGTTCGAAAGACCATCAAGCAGAACGGCACACTGTTTGACCGATTTAATACGGTACTGCAAGTCGCGGCACTGCTTGCGGCCAAATGCGGTGATGCGCAGTCGCTTGCACAGATACAGGCTATAGCACAGCAGGCTAACGTACAGATCAGCACACCGCAGGCGAATATACAGATTGCAGAAGACCCTGCCAAGCGCGAACATGCGCAGGTGTCTAACGCCCGGGCAAAGACGCGCGAGGCGGCAATGCCCGATGGAGGATATGCAACGACATGATAAACGTATGCGTAAACAGCACCGGCAGCACATTCGAATTAAAAATCGAAGGGCATGCGCGGTCTGCGCCCAAAGGCGAGGATTTGATATGCGCGGCTGCGACAATCCTTGTGCGCACGGCAGCGGCTATTTTGCAGGAAAGTTCCAAAGATATCACGGAAATTGATATATCCGACGGCAAAGCGCGAATAAAGCTGACTGAATATGACCCTGTGGCGGTCATTGAAATGTCGGTAATAGTCAAGGGCTTTGTGTTGCTGATGCAGGAATACCCGGAATACATAAAAATTTTCACAGAAACTGAAAAAAATGCGCAAGGTGGGGCTGAAAGCAAAGCATAAGTAAATGCTATGCTGAAAACGTGGGTTGCATGAGACAGCAAGTTCACCTCCTTTAAGATGCCGCCCCGGCAGACGGCGGCTGTAATAGTCTGCTTTCTCCTTTCTTGTGGGCGGAGTCCCCCCTTCTCCGCCCCTTTTGTATATCGCCTTAGTTTAACGGTAAAACGCTCGGAGAGATAGAGATGCAGGTTCGAGCCCTGCAGGCGGTACGACGGACTTGTCCACCTACGGGCAAATAAATAGGAGGCATGTAAATGCACAACAAATTCAGTTGGCTGCAGCTATTCGCGGACGGTACCGGCGATGGCGGTGCAGCCACTTCGGGCGAAACATCTGCCGCCGCCGGGCAGAACACGGGCGTTAATGTGTCTGTTGCCGCCGAACAGACAGCACCGAAAACCACGGCTGACAGGCTCGCAGAGCTTGGAGTGCCTAAGGAAAAACTCGGACGGGCGAAATATGGCAAGGCTGTTAATCAGCCTAAAGCCGATGCGCAGGCCGCCGCTGCGCCAAAGGAAGCCATAGAGGCAGCAGAGACTAAAGATACAGCAAAGCGGCTTACATGGGATGAAATCATGGCAGACCCCGACTATAACCGGGAGATGCAGAAAGTAGTCTCGTCGGCAAAGACAAAGTACAAGGCGGACGCCGAGGGGCTTGAGAAGCTTGCTCCGGCGCTGCAGCTGCTATCCAAAAAGTACGGCGTAGACTCGGGAGATTATGACGCAATCGCAAAAGCGGTCGCGGATGATGACGAGTATTACGAAGACCGTGCGATGGAATTGGGTGTATCGACCGAGGTAGCAAAGCAGCTCGAGCGCTCCGAGGCTGTGGCAAGAGCGGCAGAAGCGCAAAAGCAGCAGTTTATCAACGAGCAGAAGCTTATGGAGCATCTGGGCAAGATGAACGCGCAGGCCGTTGAGCTTCAGAAAAAATACCCCAACTTTGATTTGCGGAAAGAGCTGGACAACCCTACATTCCGACGCTTGACCGCGCCTGACCTGATGTTTTCCCTCGAGGATGCATATGAACTTGTGCATCGAGATGAAATAAAGGAAAGCATACGGCAGGCAGCGCTGAAAGCATCGGTGCAGCAGGTGTCTAATGCTGTGCAGTCGAATAGATCGCGCCCGAGTGAGGGCGGCGTTCCCAAGTCCTCTAACGCTTCCATTCAGACGTTTGATTACAGAAACGCCACACGGGAGCAGAGAGAGGCGTTGAAAGCCCGGATCAGATCGGGTGAAAAGATATATCCCGGGCAGTTTTAAGCCTTGAGCGTTTCCGCGTGGCCTATGACCATGAAAGGAAACGATATGATCAATTTTAATTGGATTCAGATTTTCGCAGATGCAGGCACCGTTGTTAACACCCTTGTTAGCAACGGCACCTCCAACTACACCAACGCATACACCGGCGAGGCCGTCGCGGCCAGCCCTGCCACTAACACGATGGCGCCCGAACTTAAGACGTTCTATGACACTGAGCTGCTCGAAAATGCCAGAGTTGAGATGTTCTATGCGCAGTTTGGCCGCAAGCAGAGACTGCCCAAGAACGGCGGCACCACTGTTGAATGGCGTAAGTTTAACACCTTTGCAAAGGCGACTGAGCTTAAGGAAGGCGTTATCCCCACCGGTCAGCAGTTTGGCGCAACTAAGCTGACTGCATCTATCACGCAGTATGGCACTTACACCTCTATCACCGATAAGCTCGAGATGCGCGCATATGACGATGTCATTCTTGCAGCGACCGAGGAAATGGGCGCATCCGCTGCGGCTACTCAGGAAACCCTTATCCGTGATGCGCTGCTTGTCGGTACTAACGTAATGTACTGCGATAACGTCACCGAGGACGGCACTAAAGTTTCTACTCCTACTTCCCCGGCAACCATGGGCGCAGGCGGCACTACTTCCAGCGGCGGCAGCTCGACTCCTGACGGCTGGGCACTGCTTACCCCCACCATGGTAAACAAGGCCGTTACTAAGCTCAAGAAAGACCGTGTGCCCAAGATAAACGGCAAATACTATGCTGTTATCCATCCCTCTGTTGCATATGACCTGCGCCAGAGCAAGGAATGGATTGAAGTGCATAAGTATGCAGCTACCTCCGAGATCTTCAACGGCGAAATCGGCGAGCTGCACGGCTGCCGCTTCATCGAGGATACCTATGCACCTATTCTCGGCGCGAGCTACAAGTATTCCAGTAGCGCTACCTACAAGAATAAGTCCGATGGCGTTACTTATGCGACTTACTTCTTCGGCAAGGACGGCTTTGGCATTATCGACCCCGAGGGCGGCGGCCTTGAGATGATCGCTCATGACAAGGACGAAATCGGCGGTCCTCTTAACCAGTTCAGCACCATCGGTTACAAGTTCGAGACCAACGGCGCAACTATCCTTTACCCTGAGCGCGTACTCCGCGTGATGTCCGTCAGCTCGTATTCCGCGACTGACGAAGAAAACAAGTAATTATCCCGGGAGGGGCGGAACACTCTGCCCCTCCGCCTGAGAGGAGCAAAACATGGCTAAAAAAACAGAAGATGAAAGAGTTGAAATGTTTATACCGAGAGGCGACAGAAACAGTGATCCCGATCTGTTTGTGTCGATAAACGGCAAAAACTATCTGCTGCCCAAAGGCAAAACAAGCTTCGTCCCCAAAGAAGTGGCGGACGAGATCGAGCGCTCAAACTACGCTCAGCGCATGCTCGACGAACACATCGACGAGATGAAGTTTGCCGCGCACTAATTAATATCAAAAATAACAGCCGCCTCATGGCGGCTATTTTAATAGGAGAACAATATGACAATTGCAGAAGCAATAGAAATTACCGATAAGCTTACGCCTAACGCATACGATGAAACCGAAAAGGTACGATGGCTGCTGACTATTGACCAGATGGTGTATACAGACCTGATAGCCACGCACGAGGGCGCGGAGAAGTTTGAAAAGCCTGAGTATGCAGCAGAGGACATAGCGACCGATTTGCTGGTTCCCGAGCCGTATGCAGAAGATATCTATGTTAATTACCTACAGGCCAAAATAGCGCAGCAAAACGGCGAGGATGCCAAGTACAATAAGGCCGTTCTGTTTTACAACGACGGTTACACGCGATTTGCGCAGGCATATGACGCGGCGCACAGACCGCTGCCGAAACTGACGCATTTCAGGTTTTAGGGAGGACTGCATGCCGACATATATAACTATACCCGAAAGCAGCACAATCGAGACAGTCGTTGATACCTTCGGCGGCTATAACCACAACTACAAAATCGGCGACGGAGAGTTTTATGATATGAAAAATCTCACGAGCGATTACTATCCGCTCATGGGTAATCGCGATGCAAGGAGCATTATAGCTGCCGGGAAATTTACCGCGATATACGGCATGATCGCCGACGTTGACTCAAATCTTTACGTTGTCGGCAAGACCGCCGATAGCGGAGTCGGGATTTACAAAATCTATCGCGGCACCGGTACATATACCACAACCAAAAAGGTTTTATTAACGGTAGACGGTGTGGTAGATAACTCAATCAGCATATCGGAAAGCACAAAGCAGATGATGTTTTTCTCCAATAAGCTCGTTATTTATCCCGATAAGCTGAGTATTCGAAGCGAGAGCGGCACGGCAACAGATACAACGGAAAATCACGAGTATGAAAAGCTGTATAAGTCTATCGAGGCGACGGCCACGACGGATACACCGATAAAATTTACGGCTTGCACAGAAGACGGCGAAGCAGTGACCTTTACCAAGAGTGCAACAGCGCCGCCCAGCCCTAAAACGGGTGACTTGTGGCTTGACACGTCGAGCACCGATACCGGCGCGGTGTGGAAAAAGTACATTGCCGGATCATGGGCTAAGACAAGCGACATAAAGGCACGTATCGTTTTGCCGATGGGTACAATGACCGAAAAGGCAATAAACAAAATCAGCATCGATAGCGGTGACACGATAGAGATATCTTTTACCGACGCGACGTTCTCCGAGGACGATAACTCGGCAAAGTTTGAAGGGCAGCATACCCCGGCAAAGCGAGTTATCAATAAGACCAACGAGACAACGGCGGCCGATGGCACAAAGTCATACACGGTCGAGCTTATATATGTATTCGTTGATATCGTAACCGGAGACTTTAACCAGACAGCAGGCAGCATAAAGCTTTATAGGGATGCGCCAGACCTTGATTTTGTTGTGCAGGCGCAAAACCGCATTTGGGGATGCAGATATAACTATGAAGCATCCGAAGATGCCGAGAAAACGAATGTAAATGAGATATACGCATCAAAGTTAGGCGATGAAACCCGATGGTCAACCTACAAGGGCGTTAGCACCGACGCATACCGTGCATCTATAGGCACTCCGGGCGCTTTTACAGGCGTGGCAAACATCGGCGGCAACCTGATTTTCTTCAAGGAAAACTGTTATCACAAGGTCTATATATCCAGCTCCGGCGCACATCAAATCATAGATAAGACCGTGCAGGGCGTTCAGACGGGGTGCAGCGGTTCGGTCACTGTGATAGATGATGTTTGCTATTACAAGTCTCGCGGCGGCGTGATGGCGTTTGACGGCACTCAGGCATATGACATCGGCGCGCCGCTCGGTAACGTGTATTACGTTGCGGCCGAGGGCGGCAGTGCAAACGGCAAGTATTATCTATCCCTCAAAGACACAAGCGGCAAATGGTCGCTGTTCGTGTACGACACAAAGCGCGGACTGTGGCACAAGGAAGATGAAAAGCACGCGCTCGCATTCTTCTCGATTAACAATGAAACATTCTTCGTCACCGAGGACAGCAACGGATACGCAATAAACCTTATATCCGACTACACGAAAACAGGCAATGAAGAAGCCGCATTTGAGTGGGAAGCCATAACGGGCTTGCAGGGCTATAACTACACCGGTCAGAAGTACATAAGCCGCTTTAATCTGCGCATGATGCTGCCCAAAGGCTCGGAGATGATGATCTACATCGAATACGACAGCTCCGGCGTTTGGGAAAAGCAAGGCCGCATAAAAGGACAGGGCACGACAACATTCATGGTTCCTGTCAAGCCTAAGCGCTGCGACCATTTCAGAATAAAGCTCTCGGGTCATGGCACGGTGCGGCTATACAGCTTCAGCAAACAGTTTGAGGGAGGCACGGATATCAAATGATAGTAATACCTCAGCCGCCTCGAATTTTTGGCACATCCGAGGAAAAGGTAACTCAGCTGCACCGATATACGGCTCAGCTCGCCGAAAGCCTCTCGGTGTGGCTGAACGTCGAGGGCGCGGCAAGTGACACAAGCAGCCAGACGAGCACGAGCAGCAGCGTTGTTGTTGCCGAGGTCTCATCCGACAGCAACGTTGCTTACGGCACATTCCAAATGACATACGGCACAGAGAGCGACACGTCGGTGAGCGTGAGCTTTGGAAGCAAGGCGAAGTTTGCAGACAAGCCCGTTGTTATCTGCTCTCAGCCGTTTTCAGACCGCAATATAACGATAAAATCCGACAACGTTAGCAAGACCGGCTTTACCGCCTCGCTTCCCAAAGCGGACGAGGCCGGGAGCTGCACGGTGATGTACATAGCAGTCGGAAAAGCACAGGATTAACGGAGGGATAAATGGCTAAATTAAAATCATGGACAAATGAAAACGGCACTGTAATTACATACGAAAACGGTGTTGACTATAAAGCGAAAATGAACGAAGCGGCGGCCAAGGGAGATTGGGCGGCGTATGATGAGGCGTACAACAGACGAAAAGCAAAAATAAACGGCGAAGGGCTGAACATCGACGTCGGCAAAAACCCTCATGCAGGTGCGTCTAATATAACTTACGGTAACGGAATTACTTACACCAGCGCCGCAGACTTAGGCCTTACCGCCGCGGCAAAGGCAGCCGCCGGAGATATGACCGGAGCAAGGCAAACGGAGCAGGCAAGAAACGAAAAAATCGACACGAACAACATGAATTTGCCGCGCACCAATAAATATAGCTTTACCACCGAAACCGAGCGGCACACACCATCGACGGATTACAACTCTAAGTATTCCGAAGATTTGGACAAAATCCTTGGTTCAATTACCGATGCAATAACTAATGCTCCGACTATTTCCATGCCGGGATATTCTGCACCGACGTACAATCCGCAGTATGACGCGCAGATAGACGAGCTTTTGAATAAACTGCTCAACCGTGAGGAATTTAGTTACAACGAAGAGCTTGACCCGCTGTATCAGCAGTATAAAGACCTATACACCAAGCAGGGACAGCTTGCAATGGAAGATACAATGGGGCAGGCAGCAGCCCTCACGGGAGGTTATGGTTCGACCTATTCACAGGCCGTAGGACAGCAGATGTACAATGCGTATCTGCAAAAGGTAACGGAGATGCTGCCCGAGTTCTACGACAGAGCATACGGCAAATATCGTGATGAAGGGCAGAATATGAAAGACCTCTATGGCATGTACATTGACCGCGATCAGGTCGATTTCCAGCGCTACCAGCAGGAAGTCGCGAATGCCGAAATGGCGTATCAGGCGGCTGCGGCTGCGGCAAGCATGGCATATCAGCAGCAGCAGGATAACATAAGCAATCTCGGCAACCTGTATGGCCTCGTTTCCGGCGCGGATGCAACGGATTATGAGCGGTTCCTCAACAACTGGAACATGAACAACACGCTTGATCAGCAGGAATACAACAAGCTTATCGACAAGTGGAATCAGGACATGCAGCTGAGCGAGAGCAATTACAACAGGCGGCAGGATGCCCAGAAGCTTGCACAGAGCCAGATAGACGCAATCATTGCAGCCGGCGGCACGCCCTCTCAGGCGCTTATAAGCACGGCAGGCTATGACCCGTCATATATCAACTCCCTCATGAGCTACTATCAGCAGCAGGCGGCGGCTCAGACGGCGGCACGAAGCGGCGGCTCAGGCGGCGGGGGAAATAGGTATCCGAGTGGCAAAGACTTCAAGGTAAACAAAGATGGAAGTATTTCAGTAAAAAAAGTTCGTCAGCTTAATTTTGACCCTGACGAGGGCATTTTCACATGGAACGGCAAAAACTATAACAGCCTTAATTCGCTCGTCGATGCATGGAATAAAAACTCGAGTTTAACCGATGATGATATAAATGTTCTCAAACGAAAGCTTAAATCTCAGGCAAATATCAGCTTGTAAGTTCAGCGAGGTTAAAGATGGCGAAGAAAATAAATCTTACAAAAGAGCAGATAGAGGCTGCTGCAAAAGCAGGGCGCGAAAAGACCGAAAAAGCCTATGCCCAGAAAGCACAGGCAATCGCCAAGGGTTACGGCACAAACAGTGCTAAATCCAAAGTTGGTAAGAATAGAGGACAATTGCCCGAAGTGAGCGAAGTTCTTGCTCGTAACAACCCTGCTTTCGCTGCTTTGCAGCAAGCCGGGAACGCCAAAAAGCTCACCAAGGGCAGCGACGCTATATCTTACGGCAAAAAAAGCAGCGAGCGCAAGCCGGGGCAGATAAGCGCTTTGGGCGCGGGAGATTACGGCGCGTCAAAAACAACGAGATTTGACGCTACGGCGAACGCTGCAATATACAGCACGGCAGGCGCGTTTTCAAACCTTTTCGGTCTGCTGAAAGAAAAGGACGCGCAGACAAAAGCGCGAGATGCAGCGGACAGCGCAAGGCTTAAAGCCGGATATGACGCAATGCTCAACGGCGAGGACATAAACACGCGCGAGGGCGGTCTCAAGAAGCAGCATGAGGACAGCCAAAAGGCCTTTGAGCGCGGTTATGCAGCGCTTGCAGGAGCAGGGCAAAAGAATTTTGACACCGCCGATGAGCTTGCCGCACGCTCGAATGAGTATCAGCAGATAGCAAAAGAGGGCTTAGGCAAGTTCGGACAGGGCGTTGTTGACTTCGGCATTGCAGGCTTGCAGTTTGCCGGTGACGCGGCTATGAACGCCATTCTCCCCGGCTCAGGTCTTGTGGCAATGGGAATGAGAGCGGCAGGAAGCGGAGCGCAGGAGGCAAGAAACAACGGCCTTGATATCAATGACCAGTTTACCTCTGGCCTCAAGAGCGCGGCAATCGAAGTGCTTACAGAGAAGCTTTTCGGCGCTGCTTCCAAAGTCGCATACGGCAAGGGCATTATCAGAAACGAGAGCCTTGTTAACGGTCTTGTAAACCGACTGGCAAAGACGGACAAAGGCCGCACGGCGCTCAAGGTCATTGTCGGCGCGAACGAAGAAGGCTTAGAGGAAGTCCTCTCGGATATCCTGAACCCTGTTGCAGACCGTGTGCTCAAGCTGGATGACGGCAAGGGCGATTGGTCTGACCTGGGCGAGGACATGGACGCAGAGCAGATGCTCGAGGACTACATCATCGGCAGCACTCTCGGCCTTTTCGGCGCAGGAACGAACGTTATAAGCGGTCAGTATCGCGCCGAGAACGCGCAGCAGAGAGCGTATGAAAATTATCAGCGCGAGCTTGTAAACGCCGGGATTGCATCCGAACAGGGTTCTCAGGCACAGTTGACCGCCGCAGAATATCAGAACATCCTTGACAACAGCGCAAAGAGAGGCAACAGAAACCTGAGCGACAAGGAAACAGCCAACCTTGAACAGCTTATAACGGCTGAGAGAGACACGCCGGCAGTGCGAAATGCTCTTGAGCGCAGCGGTACGCTTGTTGACGATAACACCGCGACGGTCATTGCCAAGGCTGCAAGCGGTCAAAAACTGACGAGAGCGGAGCAGAGCATCATAGACAGCAGCCCGGTAATGCAGCAGGCTGTGAATACCATGACCGGGAGCGGCGCAGTTGCCAACATCCGCACAACGGCGACAAAGAACAGCGTTGTTAACAGCATGGCAGAGCGATATACGGTCTCCCCGGAGGTTATAAGCAGAACATACGATCTCGCCCCCGTCGAGTCTCCCGAGGCGTTTGAAATGGCGTTTGATGCTGTGTATCAGATGGGGCAGCAGGGCGCGAACAAAGAGTCGCTTATCAAAGTGCCCGTTCTGAACCGCGCACAGGCGGAGATAGCCTATAACATGGGTGCATCTACAACTCAGGCGGCGGTTGACAATGCGGCGGTGCAGGGCGATAATGTAAGCACACAGGTAAACAACCAGATAAACACACAGGAGGTAAACGAGAATGGAGTACGTCTACGCGACAGCGGCCAACGGCTTAACGGTCAGAATACCGAAGGACAAATACCCTCAGTGGAAAGAGGCGCAGTCGAAGCTTACGCCGGAACAGATAGCGGCAGACAAAGCGGTTATAGCGCAGCTCAAGGCAAAACTGGGCAAAAAGTAGTCTATAACGGCGTAGAGCAGGAGAACGTCTACTACTCCGGTGAGGACACCGAGAGCATGAAAAAAGGCCGTGAGCTTGTAAGAAGCTACGGCTATAACGTCACATATTTCGAGGGCGGCAATATCAAGGGCAGCGGCGGCGAGTTCAGAGGCATGGTCGATACCGAGAGCAAGACCGTTATGGTGCGCTCAGACCATCCCGACATATCCGCAGAGCAGATAATGCGCCACGAGATGGGGCACGCGGCAATCGCACAGGGCGATATAAGCCTTGACGAGTTGCGCAGTGCCATGCTTTCAGACCTCTCGGAGAAAGAGCTTAACAGCGCCGTTGAGGTCTACAGGCACGCATACGGCGACACGATAAGCGAGACCGAAGCGTTTGAGGAAATGTGCTGCGACGCGCTGGGCAAGATAAACATCTTTGCCGGAACGGAGCACGACAGTGCAAACTACGGCAAGGTGCAGGAGAGTTTCCGCAAGCACACCGCCGAGACCGCGAACAAAGGCAGAGCGCCGCCGAAAAGCGGGGTTATGTTCTCGCGGCAAGCAGAAGATAAGTATTTTGCCAGACAGATAGACCAGTGGGACGGCAAAGACCATGGCGGTGCATTCAGAGTCGGCGGAGTTTCTGAAACGCTGTTGAAAGTAGGAATACCAAATACAGATATTTGGTTCGACCAAAGCAAGGCGGCAAAACAGCTTCTTGAAAAAGGCGAAATCACGAAATCTGTTATTAAACAAATACCTGAGATTTTGCAGCACCCTATTGCAATATCAGAATCATATGACAATACAGTTATGGTTTTTGGTCAGGTATTTGATGCGAATGGTAACCCTATAGTAGTTGCATTGCGCGTTAATTCTACAAAGAGGCGTAACAGCATTACGCTTGTTAACAAAATAAGAAGTGTGGGCTCACGCTCTCACAATTTAGATAAACTTTTAAACGACAGCAATATCCTTTACCTCGGAGAGAATAAAAAAGAAACCAAAGCATGGTTCAATGCCTTAGGGCGCTCTACGCCGTTCGGGGGAACCAAGTTTGGTCTCATCCGTAGTGTATCATTTGCTGATGCCGCTGTCAAGAAATTTTCCATGGAAGCGCCGATAGAGCAGAAGAAAAATCTTATCGCGCTGCACAATCTTGACGAGACAAAGCTTCTGAAAACGCTCAAACTCGGCGGTTTTCCGATGCCGAGTATCGCAATAACAAAAAGCGATATACCGCACACGAATTTCGGCAATATCACCGTCGTTTTCGGCAAGGAAACAGTTGACCCGAAGTTTGACAGGCGCAACACCGTTTACTCAGCAGATGCATGGACTCCGCTTTTCCCGCGCATGGAATACGAGGCAAACGAAAAGGCGGCTCAGAGAATACGACGCAAATATTACGAGCTTGAGAAAAAACATGGTCATGATTTTGTGAGTCCGTTATATGAGTCTGCCAATTACCTTGATGACACACTCACGAAATACGGCGGCGTGGAGGGGCTAATAGATAAATTTGCCGATGACACGCGGATGATGCAGATATACCTTGCTGACACCGGCAGAACGCCTGTTGAATCGGTGAAAACCGAAACGATAACGCGGCTTACGGATAATCAGATCGAGGTATATGATGCGCTGATAAACACGCTCGGCGCGGATGTTCTCAACGACATGGCTGCAAAACATAATGAAGCTCCATTCGCTGCGCGAAAGGCATGGTTTGCAAAGCACGGAGATGCGCTTAAAGCGGCGTTCGAGCAGTATTACACCAAAGACGGAATTGATGCGAAAACGGCAAAATCCGTAGTTGATGCAATGAAACCGGCAGAGCTTATCAAGGAAGCAACCAATGCGCGTAAATATCTCAAGGATGGTGCTGAGACCCGAAAAACCGAAGTCGATATTGACGCGACAAACATTGCTATAAGAAAAGCCGTTGACAGCGGCGAATATATTAAGTGGCTCAATGACCTGTACGGCGACGCAGTAAAGGACAGCGGTTTTTATAACAACAAAGATTATTACACTTCAAGCGGAAATAGACGAAGCTTCAAGGCTACGCATTATCCGAATACACTTGACGGCATAGTAAAGGCAATGGCTTCGCAGGGCGACGGAAACTCACGAAACGTTATGGGCTTCCACGGCGTTAAAAGTCTGCGTGCAGGTACTGCCGAGCGCTTCAAGAGCGTCGAAGATATGCACAAGCTTGAAGGACGCCTGAAGCACCTGACAGCGGAGGAAGCAAGCCAAATATCCGATGCGCTTGACAGCAGGCTTTCCGAGCTCATGCACGACATTTATAACCTCGTTCCCCACAGCGGCTACAGTAACGAGCTTATGGAATTGGACTCTATAGGCGAAGTGTTTATGGAGGCAACGGAGCTTAAATATGTTAGCCCCGCGAACGTGAAAGCGCTTTTCAAGAAGTATAACTATCCGCTTACCGATAAAATGGCGAGCGATATAGTTGCGCTGCTGTTTGACGTTAATAATATGCCGGTCAACATCTTCGAGGCAAAGCCTGAACGCGTGGTCGGCTTCGACGAGATACGCAAGGTCATTATCCCCGACACATCGTCGGATACGCTGCGCAAGGCACTTAAAGAAGCAGGAATAAATGCCGTCGAAGAATACAGAGCCGGAGACGATGCAGCCCGAATGAAGATCGCAAATGACGTGCCGGATGCGCATTTTTCCCGAGAGCCGGAGAGCATTACCGAGCTGCGGCGGCAGAATGAAACCATGCTCGCTCAGGCGACAAACGAGGACGCGGCAAACGAGAACGAGCGCGGCCTTATAAAGGACTATAAACGCCAGTATGACAAGGTTAGCGGCATTGCCGAAAAGCTTAACACGGCACGTCAGGAAGTGCTAACGGCAGAGAACGGCGGAGACAAAAACGCCATAGCGACAGCCCGAAATCGTTTTACCCTGCTTAGCAGAAAGTACGCAGAGGAACACAGAAAACTCAGCGATTATGTCAATATCAAGGCTTTGGACAATGTCCTTACGAGGGTAAAGGATAGAACGGCAGAAAATCCGCTCCCGGAAGGCATGGGCGCGGCTTCGGCAGAGTTCACGGGCGAGGAAACAAGAGGCGAGCGCTGGGTAACTGAGGCTCAGGGCAAGGGCAACAACGCGCTGCATCCGATAAGCCGAGAGCAGGAAGCAAACCTTGCCGAGCAGCAGCACAGAGCGCCGCAGGAGATACCCAAGGAAGATCTGAACGGCAAGCTCACGAGCAAGCATGTTTCCACACTCGCAAACAGCGGCGTTACTCCGGCAGAGTTTTCCGACGCACTGCGCGAGGACGCGGCACAGGGTAAGTTCTCACACATAGCCTATTCCGACGAGGCAGCGCTCAAAAAAGCCGAGATCACGATAGAGGCTAACGGCTGGGAACAGGCGCTTGCCGATTACAAGGCACAGATAAATGCCGGTAAGGTATCGAAGGACAATACCGTTATGGGCATTGCCCTATACAACAATGCCGTCAACAGCGGAGATTATGCAACCGCGCTGGATATTGCCTCACTTATGGTGAAGAACTCAACGAACACGGCGCAGTCTTTGCAGGCGATGCGCATACTCAATAAGCTCTCTCCCGAATGCAAACTGTATCTTGCCGCAAAGTCCGTTGAGACTATAGAGGAAGACCTCAACGAGAAATACAAGGACAACAAAGCGGATATACACGTTGACAAGGTGCTGTATGACGAGTACGGTAAGGCGCTCAGAAGCGGCGACGAGGACGGCATAAAAACCGCGTGGGCGAAAATCGAGCAGAGCGTAGCACAGCAGATAGACGCGACATGGTATGAAAAGCTCAACAATTTCAGATACCTCGCAATGCTGGGCAATCCTCGTACACATGTCAGAAACATCGTGGGCAACGCATTTTTCGTGCCGGTCAGGGCAGCCAAAAACACCATAGCATACGGCCTTGAAAATGTCGCCGACAGCAAAGTGAACGGTGGCATAGAGCGCAGCAAAGCCATGCTCAACCGCAATAACGCAAATGACGTGGCACTTATAAAATATGCAATGACCGATTATGAAGCGGTGCAGGAGACTATACTCTCGGGCGGCAAGTATGTCGATACATTCCAGGGCATAGACAAGAAAAGGACGATTTACAAAACCAAAATCCTTGAGGCGGCACGCAAGGGCAATTCAAACCTGCTTGACGCGGAGGACGCATGGTTTTGTAAACCTGCATACGCCAACGCGCTCGCGAAATGGTACAAGGCAAACGGCATAACCGCCGAACAGCTCAACACCGGCAAGGTACCCGAAAGCACGATAATAAAAGCTCAGACCGTTGCGATAAAGGAAGCCCAGAAAGCGACTTACCGCGACACAAACAGATTTTCGGCAATGGTCAGCAGGCTCGGCAAGGTCGATAACAAGATCGCTTCTGCGCTAATAGAGGGCGTTTTGCCGTTCAAAAAAACACCGGCAAACATACTCGTGAGAGCGGTGGAATACTCGCCCGTAGGGCTTATAAAGTCGCTCGCCGTTGACACAAAGAAAGTCAAGGCGTATGTAAACGGCGATGCAGAAAACGGAATGTCACCGGCACAGTTTATCGACGACGTTTCCGCCGGGCTGACTGGCACTGCGCTTGTTGGCTTGGGTGTTCTTCTGGCATCGTGGGGATTATTCAGCGGCAGTCCCGGAGATGACGATAAACAAAACAAGTTTGACGAGCTGGGCGGAAGTCAAAACTATGCGCTTAACATAGGCGGTCTAAGCATCACGCTTGACTGGCTCGCGCCGGAAAGCATGCCGCTATTCGTGGGCGTTGAACTGTATAATTCGCTCAGCGGCAAAAGCGAGGATAACGGCTTTGTCCAGAACCTTATGAGTTCCGTCATGAGCCTCAGCACGCCGATGTTTGAAATGTCAATGCTTCAAAGCGTCAACGATCTGTTTGATAACCTTGCCTACATAAAGCAAGGACAGGGTTCGTTCAAAATCGCAACGAGCATGGCGACAAACTACATATCACAGTATTTCCCGACGCTGTTCGGGCAGGCCGAAAGAGCGTTTGGAGAAAATCAGCGAGAAACAACGTATATTGACCGCAACAGCAATGTCGGCTCTGAGCTGCAATATATGTGGGGCAAGATCGCCAACAAGATACCGCTTTATGATTTCAGTCAGATACCGTACATTGACGCATGGGGACGTACAGAGGAAACCGGCAACCTGTTTGAGAGGGTGCTCAACAACTTTGTAAATCCGGCATACGTCAAGAAGGAGCGCAGCACCGAGATAGACGGCGAGCTCAAACGGCTTTATGATCTGGGCGAAACCTCCGTATATCCCAGCCGCGCGAAAACAAACACAAAAATCAACGGCGAATATCTGACGGCTGAGGAATATGTGAAGTATGCAACAGTTAAGGGGCGAACCTCTTATGATCTGGCAACGAAGATAATAAACAGCAGCACATATTCTCGCGCATCCGATGCCGAAAAGGCATACATGCTCAGTTATGTATACAAGTACGCAGACCATATCGCTAAGTACGAAGTCAATAACGAAAGCAGCCTTGCGAAATGGGAAGCAGCAGCCTATAAGAGTTCAAACCCGGCGCAGGGGATAATCGACCATGCGCAGGAAAATTATAAGCGCAAAGAGGACAACGAAAGTTAAAAAACATGCGGAGGTGGGGCTTAATAAGCCCTGCCTCCTTTTGTTATGCTGAAATCAAGAAGCGAAAAAGGAGGAAAAGCCTTTTGACAACAATCATGATCGGCAAAGCGCTGGCGACGGTGACGGAAAACGAAACCTTAACCAGCGGCATGATAAATGCAAAGATAAAATTCGAGTTTTCAGCCGATTGGCATTCGGGAATAAGCAGAACCGCGATATTCACGGCAGGCGACGTTACAAAGGTCGTGCTCGATTCGTATTGGGAAAACAACGTCTGCTCCATTCCGCAGGAATGCCTTGTGAAAAGCGCCGAGATACTCATGGTCGGCGTGTACGGTGCTGACAACGCCAACACGGTCGCGATACCTACGGTGTGGGCGACGGTCGGCAAGATACGCAAGGGCTATGAGGGCTATGAGGACGTATCGACCGGCACACTGCCCATCTGGGCACAGGTGCAGTCGGCGGCGGCACAGTCGGCGCAGGCGGCAAAGGACGCGCAGACAGCGGCAGAAACCGCACAGGGCAAAGCCGAGACTGCGCAGAACGCCGCGGAGACGGCACAGGCAGCAGCCGAGACCGCACAGGGCAAAGCGGAAACCGCGCAGAGCAAGGCAGAGGCCGCGCGAGATGCCTCGAAAGCAGCACAGGCAGCAGCGCAGACCGCACAGGGCAAGGCTGAGACTGCCCAGAGCAAAGCCGAAGATGCGCAGAATGCCGCAGAGGCTTCCGCAACGGCGGCGGCAGAATACGAGAGCGGGGCAAAAAGGGGGGGGG